CACTAACAGCACCAATGTGAGTTGATGAGTTGTCAGATGCACCGATTTCAGCGTTGATGTAAATTGTTCTTACAACTTCTCTATTGATTTCCGCAAGGATTTCAGCAGATAGGATGTTAGCCAATTCAGTTTCAGCGTCTAAACCGTGGATTGCTTTAAGGTCTTGAGCAAGTTCCATAGTGTATTCAGCTTTAAGAGCTCTTGACTTAGCAGTCACAGTTGATTTCTCAATTGAGAAAGCCATTTGAGCAAAAGCGTTATTAGCAGAATCACCTAGAGCTTCAGCAGTAGCAGTTGCCATACCTTGGCCTCTTGTGTATGCTGTGCTTGGGTCATCATTTAATAAACCTGGATTAGCACCAGTTTGAGCAGCACCAGAGTTAGCTGTTGAATCACCAGCAGCGTTTCTGCTAGAGAAGTCTGTATCAGCTTCGTCAAATAATGCTTCGTTACCTGATTGGTTAGTATATCTGCTTCTCATAGCAAAGATAAGGCCAGTTGGTCCAGTCATTGGCTGAACGCCAGCAATATCGTAAGCAATCAAATTAGGCATAGCTCTTCTAACTAAAGAAATAAGGATTGGATCCCAATTCTGTACTGATGAACCAGTAGCGTTAGTTGGAGCAGCTTCATTTAAGAAAGCAGCGTCTTCTTTTGATGCTCTTTCTTGGTTTTCCAAGATAGTAGCAGTAACGGCACGTCTGTAAGAATCCGTGATCTTTGGAAGATCAGCGTGTTCTAGGACTGGCTGCCATTTTTTTTCGTATTGTTCTGATAAATACATTTGTTTTTATCTCCCGTTTTATTTGTTAGACAATTTAATGTCTTTGGTTTTACTTATAGCGGCGGTATAAGCAGCCATAGCATTTGATAAATCTTCAGGTTGTGAAGAATCACCAGCAACTACTTCGTCTATCTCGTTACCACTTGCTTCAACTTTTTTGCCAAAGTAACTTTCTTTAATAGTAGATACTTTAGTTGTAAAGTCTTTTTCATTTGAATACTCAACTTCTTCAGCTAGTTTGTTGAATTTCTCCTTAGCAGTATCAGCTAAATCGCTAGACATTTCATCAATGATGTCTTGTCTTTTCATCTCGCCGTTTGCTTTGTTTAGTTCAACATTCTTTTCTACTTGTTCGTTAAGTTTCTTCTCAAGCTCTTCAATTTTGCTTGCTTGATCTTCTAGTACATTGTATTTCTCATCTGGAACATCAATGTAGTGATCTTCAAACAATTTCTTTAAGCCAGAAATAAAGTCTTCAGCGATCTCACCTTTGATACCTCTTTCAATAGCGATAGAGTTCTCTTTCATCCATTCTTCAACAATGTAGTTCAAGTATGAATCAACTTTTTCGGTAAGTTCAGCTTTCTGAGCTTCAACTTCTTCTTTTAATTTTTCTTCATAGCTAGCATTCATTTTTTTCTTCATTTCTGAAACTTTTGATTTCAGAGCTGCTTCAAAAATTGTAGATGCTTTTGCTTTAAAGTCTTCAGATAAGTCTTCGTCTTTAGTTAAAGCTTCAACGTCAGCAGATACGTCAATAATGTCTTCATCAGACTCTTCTTTCATATCTTTTTTCTTTTCGTCTTCGTGTGACATCTCTTTTTTATCTTGCGATTTTTTAAGAGCGTCTAAGGCTGCCTTAGGCATTTCACCTTCTTTAACTTCAGATTTTTTCTCATCCGATTTGTCAGTTTCGTCTTCCTCTTTAAGCTTAGGCATAGCGTCAGCAGAACCTTGAGCTTTTTGTTGAGGGTCACCAGAAACTTGACTTATTTTCTTTGTGGCGTCAGGATTGCTGTCAGTTGGTTTTACAACCGGTGCACCTAAATCTTCAGCACTATTAGATAGTTTTGAAGGTTCAGCCGCTACAGCATTCTTTTTTGGAGCATCAGCTTGTGGGTTAGCGGCGTTAGCCTCTACCACTGCTTCTTGTTCCATCGCCTCAAGTTTTTTTTCTGTTTCGGCCATTGAAAATCTCCTTTTTTCTTTATAAACGTTTATAAATTTTCTTTGTAAGTATATTTATAAAACTATAGTTTTTTAAGAAACGATTCAAAGACTTTTAATTTAGCTTCTTCTAATGAACGCTGTCTAGCAGTACGGATTTGATTTTTCCAAGATTCTATGTCTTTTTCCTTGAGTACACCATTGTCCCAAACCCATTCTTTTGATTCCATAATGCCTTCAACGAAAGCATCCGGAGCAGATGGATCTGCTACTATGTCAGCGGCCGTAGCTAAGTAAAAATCGTCTTTTACGTAATTTACGCCGTTTCTTTGTATTAAAGACCCCATACCACGACTTGATACTCCTAATTGAGCACCCTCGTCTATAAGACCTTTTACAATCTTACCGTATGGTGTGTCCATAATTTTTGCCTCACCAATAAAATCTTTACCGTCTTGTGTTAGAGATTTAACCATATGGCATACTCTCTCTAAATTAACAGTTGGTCCGTCAGGATGTCCTAACTCACCAAAGGCTCTATTTTTATTGATAAATTCTTTTGTATATCTATTCACTTCTCTAACCAAAATTTCTCTTGGATAGACTCTTCCATTTCTATTTTTAATTTCAGATTGTAAGAATACACCTCTAATCTTGTATTCTTTCTTGCCGTTTTTTTCTTCTACTAGATATTCGGCGTTTTGTACTTCTTCGGAAATAAGTTTCATAAATTCTCTCTCTTATGTATATATTTATAAACCTTTTTATCTAAACTCTACTATAATTGTGTAATTATCACCACTAGCAAAGTTTTTAGTTGATAATAATACATCACCAGTTGGTGTTGTAGCATTGTTTGGTATTTCATCACCAGCAGGTCTAAAATCAAAATAACCTTGTCCTGATAAGAACATGGCAGTAGCATTTGTAGCTCCATCCCATATTAACTCAACTCCAGATTTACTGTTTGCTGTGTTAATTGAAAACCATATTTTACTAATTTTTCTATTACCATCTTCGGTCATAAAAGTTAGTTCAGAAGCGTCAACTTTTTTGACTAAAGTTTCGCCTGTGCCATCTGATATGTTTGTTAGTTTAGTTACAAACTTAACACCAGACGTGTCAGCTATTGTTTGTGTTGTTACTGTATCAGCCATTTGTATAACCCGATTCCTTTTGTGCCTCTATAACAATATTATATTTTGTAACGTTAGAGTCACTTGTTAATAAAATATCGCCTATTGCGTCTTTAATTCTTTCTTCACTTGGTTTAAGGCCGTAATTACCTCTACCATTTATTATAAGACTTTTTGATGTATCACCTTTAAAAAATACAGTTACATCTCCTGTGCCAACTACTTCGTATTGTATGTTAGCAATTGAAACTTTTGGTTCACTTGAAGCATTGTTTGAATTTACAACATCAACAAGTGTTTGCTCTGTTTCACTACCTACACCATTAGCGTTAACAATAATTTTATCGTCATCATCAACTAACTTGGTAGCAGATATTGTCATATTATCTTGGTGAGCTTACAGCTACACCTACAGCGTTAGCAGATGTTTCTAAAGTATCTGATTCTTCTTTTTCAATTATAATACTATCATTCGCAGCTACTAATATTAAAGTGCCTAGTGTTGAACCACCAGCATTCTTTAATGTAATAGTATTAGCAGCAGCTTGTGTTTGTATTCTAACAAAATGAGCTCTATCAAAATTACTAGCACTTATTGTAGCACCAGCAGCTGTAGTAGTTCCTTTTATTTTAACGCAAGTATCGGCCATTTATTTTTCTCCTAATTGTTCTAATATTTCTTTATCAAAATAATCATTAAATTTTTCTGAATTTATATTATGAAATTCTGCTACTTTATTAACAGAATTTTCAAATCTTGTTATAATATCACCTGTTTCTTTTTCTATTAATTTAAAAACATCACTTACCGCTTCTTTCATTAAAGGGCTTAAATCTTTAAATGATTGAGAATCTATTTCTAAATTTTTTTTAACTATTTGACTCACCTGCATCTGAAACACCTTGTGTTAAATCAATCTGTGCCTCACCATCAGCACCAGCTGTTGTAGTGGGTGAAATTGAACCGTCTGGATTAAAAGTTCCAGGATCAGCTATAGTTGGTTTTGGATCGCTATAATCAGCAGCTTCAACATTTCCATTAAACATATTTCCTGCTATATCTTTTCTAGCGTTATCTAAAGCGTCTGCTACTTTACCTCTTAAAGCGTCTTTAAAAGCTTCTCCAGCGTCAGCGCTATTACCATTTGCTAATTGGTCAATAAAGTTTTTTGTGTTATCATTTATATCTGCCATAATTTACTCCTTTTATATAATTTCTGTATCGGAAGATTGAGCTGTAGGACTAGCAATAATGCCGTCATCAATTTCTTTTTTGATTTGTTTGTCCA